CCGTCAGCCGTTCCCGTTCCGCTTTCAGTTCGTCTCGCTTGCTCATCACTCGCTCCTTGTTTCAGTTTCCACCCACGCCCGGCTGCCGTCAGCCTGGTCGCGGAGTTCGTCCACCAGTTCCACCCGCCACCCGCGAACGAAGGCTCACGCGGCCTCCGGCGGGTCGGCAGTCTCATGCGTCACCCAATCCGTCGAGCAGCGACGGCTGCACTTCACGCTCTTCGCCAGCCGACTCCACGTTACGCACCGCCTGCCGGTAGTAGCTCGGCTTGAGTTCCACACCGATACCGCGACGGCCGGCGGTCACAGCACCGTAGACTTCCGACCCGACGCCCATGAACGGAGTCAGCACGTTTTCGCCGGGGTTGCTCCACATCACCACGGCGCGGTCTATCACGTCGAGTTGCAGGGGGTGGACGTGTCTCTCATCATCGGCGTCGCGGGCTTCGGTGTATGGCAACACGCGGTCAAGCCGGATGTCATCCCAGAACGCCGACGCATACTGACGCCATATCCAATGTGAGTACCGATTCTCAGTCTGCTTGCCGGTGTGTCCGCGATACTTTCGCAGGTCCGACGGCATCTCTCGTTCGCCGGCGTATTCCATGAGTCCGTTGTCGTGCGTCACCGGTACGGGATTCTCACCCAACTTGCGGAACGGAATCAGGTAGTCGGCGGCGGCTACGTTCGTCTTGGTTGAATCTTCGACAATCTGCCGGTGGGCCAACGCCTTGCTCATCGTGCGATTGCGAACCGCCAACGGCTCTTTCCAGATGCAGATTCGCGGCAGATACTCAAACCCGTGCTTCTGATGCAGGCGGATGATGTCACCGGGGAAGTCCAGATAGCCGCTGATGTTCGCGCCGTTCTTCGGCGTGTCCATGCAATGCACCGCCGTGATACGGCCCGGAACGGTGACGCGGGCGATGTTCTCAACGATGAACTCGTAGTGCTTGAAGAAGTCCTGATAATCGCGGCAGTTGCTCAGGTCGCGTTCGCTCGATGAATAGTGATATAAGCACCCGCCAGTCTCCGTCGCGAACGGTGGCGAATAGATAGACAGGTGAACGCTTTCGTCAGGCAGACTCGGCAGCACTTCGCATGAGTCGCCGTTGTAAAGCGCGTAACGGTCGGTGATGGTTTGTTCAATCAGAGCCATTTTGGGAGTTCCGTGTTAATGGTGTGGGACGTATCGCGTCCGATGTGTAATGCGTGATTCGCGTTCGAGCACAGTGCATCGAACATTCGCTCGGCTTGTCGGGCTTTCCGTTGCAGGTTCCGCATGACGCCTGCCTCGCCTTCAGTTGTAATAACGTGGACCTTCACCGGGTGCTTCTGTCCGAACCGCAAGCAACGCCGCAGGGCTTGGTAATACTGCTCCCATGAATGCGACGGGAATGTCACGACGTTATGGCAATGCTGCCAGTTGAGTCCGAAGCACCCGATCTTCGGCTTGGTGACAAGTCGCTTAATCTGCCCGCTCTGAAACGCCAGTAGCTTTTCCTCCTTTTCGTCGTCGTTCATCGAACCGCTAATCTGCTCGGCGTCGTCAATCATCTTCGTCAGCATGTCGCCTTCGTCATTCAGGTGACACCACGCCACCGACGCCCCTTCGTGGTTGTTAATAATTTCGGCCGCGTCCCGGCATCGTTCCTCAATGGTGATGCGTCGCTCTTGCCGCTGGTCCTGAATCGTTTCCGCCGGAAGGCTAAACAGCATCCCCGGCCTCGGCGTGCTGTTGCTGACGCGGTGTTCACGTTCGATCAGTTCTGGCAATACGAAGTCGCCGTCGTCGAAGCCAAGGTCGGACGGGCGGCGGCACACCCGCGCCCACGAACATACCCACCGCCAGAACGGTTCCTCAGCGTGTCCGCGAAAGCGGTAGGTGCTTCGGCCCCACCCTAGATAATCCTTCTTCGATTCCTGCTTGAAGAATCGCGTAATCATGTCCGAGTAGCCAAGGTATCCCAACGCCTCGGACGACGTGCCCAACTCGAAGTAGTCATTCGGCGCAGCCGTCGCGGTGCAAAGCAGTCGATAGTCCATGAGCCTTGAGAACTCGGTCACCGCCGCCTTCGTCGCGCCGTCGAAGTTTTTCAGGATGGACGATTCGTCGCACACCACGCCCGCGAAGTCTGCCGGGTTGAACTTCGATAGGCGTTCATAGTTCGTCACCACGATGTTTGCGGATCCGCTCAGTTTGCCGTCGCCGCTGCGGTAGCACTCGATGCCGAACTTTTCCGCCTCCCGCACGGTTTGGTAAGACACCGCAAGGGGGGTCAGCACCAGCACGGGGCGATTCGTCTTTTGCACGACGTTCTGCGCCCACGTGAGCTGCATCGGCGTCTTGCCGAGTCCGCAGTCTGCAAAGATTGCTGCCCTGCCCTTCACAACCGCCCACTCCACCAGTGCCCGCTGAAACGGGAAAAGGAAGTCCGGCATAAACACCGGGTCGAACCCGGCATTGCTCGATAGCTGCCGCTTCTCGTCTAGAAACTTTTCATAATCGCTCATCATCATCGCTCCAAAGTTAGTCGCTCTTAAATCTCGCGTGCATGTAAACCGTCACCTTCACGCCCTTGCTGCCCAGTCGTCGCTCAGGCAGTACGCCTATCCGCTTGTTGTTCACCAGGCTCTGCTCTTCGATGGGGTTCGACGGTCGGCGTGCGTTGATGTACGCCAGAATCTCGACGCGCGTCAGTCCGTCCGGCGCTCCCCACAGTGCCGACACGCAGCCGGATTCGTGGTCGGATTGCTTCGGCTCCGCCATCCTCAACCCGTCGCGGCGCGCCTGCACCTGTGGCGGTTCCGGTGAACGGTAGGGGTCGTTCGCGTCTGGCTCAGGTGGATTGTCGAACAGGGTGGGGTGTTTCATGGCTTCACCTCCGCGATGCCGATCAGCCGCAACACCGAACGCCGAGCATCCGCCTTCGTCAAACCCGGCGCGAGTTCGTACCCGTCGTCCATCGCGTTCCAAGCCTGCACCGAGTCAATCGCCGAACTGTGCGACTTGCAGCCGGCGACGTGCGCGATTTCGTGATACCCGTAGTGACTGGCGAAGCGCTCGCGAATCACGCCGCAGTAAATCCGCCGCGCCAACTGACCCGCCTTGGTACGCGTCCTGCCGGTAGGGTGCGCTACACTGGCCGGGTCGACGCCGACGATGCTGCACGCGGCGATCAGGACTTCGACTGGTTGGGGGATGCGTCTCATTGCATCACCCCGTTCTTGCGGTCGCGTGCCTCACGCATCGCGTCGTAGTCAATCGCCGCCGTCACCCGGTCGTATTCCGCCCGCAGTTCGTCCATGGTCGCTTCGTTGCCGAGTAGCCGCTGCCACTTCCGCCAGGCGGCGAATGACGACAGGCCCGCACCGTAGACCGCTTCGCAGCCTTCCCATTCGCCGTGGGCGAACGCCACCTCAATCTCGTGGTCGGTCATGTCGTAGAACCGTTCCCGGTGTTCGGGTCGCTCTTTGGCCCAGCGTCGCCGTACCTGGTCGTGGAAGGTTGACCCGCCGCCGTCCTGTTTGCCCGTCGATTCCGGCTTGGGGATCTGCCGCACAATCTCGATGGCGCGCGGGAACGTCGTCTGCGTGTCTTTCCACTTTCGCAGGGCCGTGATGACTTCGCCGGCGCCGTACCGCCCCAGCATCCGCCGGAAGCTGGCGAGTTCCTCCTCAGTCAACTTGGCGATGACTCGCGGCCATAGACCGCTGAACACCGCCTGCACACTTTCCCAGTCAGAGTCTTTCAAGGGGTATTCCTTTCGCTTTGGCTTCCTCTGTGGTCATTGCCTTACGTGGTGGCGGGTTCCCGCCCGTGGACGCCCCGCGTTCGTCGCCGTTGGCCCGCTGCCATTCCCGTTCATCGTCGTCGTAGCTGCCCGCGTTGAACCACGTCGCCGGGTGGGGCCGGTAGTCGTTGTCACCATGCAACGGTTCCGCACCCTTGGGGCTGTCCGCGTACTGCTTCACGCGCCGCTGTAGCCACGTCAACGGGTCGCTGTAGCCGGGGTGCTGCTTGTTCGTGCCGATGGTTTGCACCGCCTTGATGATTGCCTTGACCGCGCGAACCTTGCTGACCTGACGCGGGTACAGGGCGAGTATGGCCCGGGCTTGGCTTTCGCTGCACTTGGCGTAGGCGGGGTGGCTTTTGCGTCCAGTCGCACTTGCCTGCGATTCGGTCGCACCTTCCTGCGATGATGACGCACTATCGCCATCAACCGCGTCAGCGTGTTGATGAAAAGAGTCGGTAGTGGTTTCGGCTTCGGTAGTGGTACTCGGTAGTGGTCTCGGAGCACTGGATTCACTTGGATTCACCCGGATTATTTTGGATTCACCCGGATTCACCCGGATTCCCTCGGATGGCGTTGGATGGCGTTGGATTCGCTTCCCGTTTTTGCCTGCCGGTTGCCGTTCCTCAA